CCTCAAACCCTTCATAATAACATTATTAGCGAGCATAGCAACGGAAACTGCTTCCAGCGCTAACGGCTGCCATCCCGCTTCTATTTTTAAATCTTGGATACGTACGTGAACCTGCCACGGTTTCCTCTTCGCGTCCGCTGTTGTTACAAAGTAGTTTGGAACCAGCTTAAACTGGAACCTCTTACTCTTTGCGGCGGCTCTGTACGTGCCAATCACACACTCCTTTGAGTTAAGTAACCGCTTGTCAATTACGCTTATCGTTACACCACCTTTGACAAAGTCTGGTACTAGCCACTCTCCAGTAAAAACAGCCCCTAAAATACCCACATATCTATACTTATCTAATGGCACATCAATTAATAGATCAATATCACACAAAGATTCAGAATCATTAACAGATATAATATCCTTAGTACTAATAGACACAGTCTTTAACCTCGTCAGAGCCTTCGGGAGAATCCTTTCTTTCTTCGAAAGATAAAGGAAATCGCTCACCTTAGGTTCGTACGAAACTATCGACATTATCAAACAGAGAACAAATCTCTAAACAACCTCTTATCTGACAAATACTTAATTATACTACAAAAAGCAAACGATCCGCCTACCGCGGTTTTATGAACCTCGGCAACGGCCTCATCTAACTGTGAAAAATACGCGCAATTATTTAAGTTACTAGCTACATCACACAAAGACTCACGTAACTCCTCTAAGTGAACAGAATCCCTAATATGTTTACAACCTAACTTAGATATTAATTTAAGCGGATCGTAATATACAATGGCTCCTCTATCGTGATGAATAACATAACGGCCACAGAAATAACCGTACTTCTTTCTAAAAAGCTTTGCCTCAAAATTCCACATAAGATTTGCTCCCGCTTGAATGTCGGGCAAGTCCAAACCTTTGGGAATGTACACCAAACTGTCGTCTCCACAAAAGGCTGCCTTAATCACCTTATCCATCGGAATCATCGAACTCAGACAAGCCGCGATAATAATGGTATTGCCAATGAAAGTTGACACATCACCACTTTTCCTTTGGTACCAAAGACATGTCTTGATTCCCGCCGTATAGTCCTTCAGAGTCGTTTTCCTGTGACCCTGCTTCCACACCTCGGCTAGCCATTCGTCAATCCCTAGCTTCTCCCAGATCTTGTATTCTACAGCACAGTGGAACTCGTTCTGCGACTTGTCATACTTTGAAATGTCGAGTTCCAGAATTTCCATCGCCTGCGTCGAGTCTAAGTCGGAGAAGAAATCTTCAACTTGTGCCGGTGCTCTTCTGGTGTAAAACAGAAACTTGGAAGAGTCCACTCTTTCGAGCAACATCCTCGTAAGCTCCGAAAACATAGGACCGAAGATTGCATTGATCTTTTTTGAATGATAGACTATTGTCTGCAGAGCAGGATATTCATCTTGAATGCTCAAGTCTAACTTTTGCTTGGG